TCTCGGGCTAGTCTTCTATCAAACTCAGAATAGACCCCTGCTTTCCGCATCTTTCGTTTCTGCTCGTCTGTGACATCCATCGGCGTGAACTTGCCCTTGATAAGGCTCTTCCAACCACCAATGTTTTCTTCTTGTAGAAGCTTACGAATCTCACGTTGGCTTAGGCCAAGTTCCTGTGCATCTTTGAGCATTTGGTAATACTCGCGGTCCACACGAAGCTTTGCTTGGTTTGCAGCAACAAACGCGTTATACAAAGATTCCCCTGTCGCATTGCCATCATCTGTACGAGAGTTGAAAATCCGTCGCGCATCATCCTGTGCCCGCTTCAATCTTCTGGCGGCAAAGACGACGTTCTTTTTCGGATCAAACTCTAACGGTGTCACACCGACAAACTGACGAAGGATTTCTTCTTGAGCATTACGCTCCCGACCAAACTTATCTTTAGGGTCGATTAGGTCTGGGTACTTTGATCCAACGACACCTCGAAGGAAACGACTTGGCTCAAACTCACCAGAAGAAACGTTCACAGGAATTACGTTTGGTAGCATCGTATCCAGAACGTGGTTGAACATCTTCTGGATCTTCAAGCCGTCATTGTCCTCGGGGTTGTAAACCTGAGCCCCTGTTTTAGTCCGTCCACCACGAGCCGTGATGTCCACCAAGGCTTCTGTAAGCATCGCCTCACCGAAGAAAGGAGAGAACAACTCACCCAGAGTGCCAACCATCGTATCAAAAACAATCTTGTCGATATCTTGTTTCTGTTCTACGCCACGTTCGACTTCCGTAAATGCGCGGTTAGCAAAGCGGAACAAGCTGTCGTATGGGTTCGATGTACTAAAGTTAAAGTAGCGAAGCTTGCCGTCCTCATCCTGGTCGATGGGGACAAGAACGGATCCCTGCTCCCACGACGCACCAAAGGACCGTTTGTAAGCCTCCATTACCTCTTTGCTTACACCGCTGATCGCAGAGCCTAGATCAAGCGCAGCCATCGGGGCAACACCCGCCACCGTAGTGAAGCCAATCAACCGCTGCCGACCACGCGCTTGGATAGCAGGAATGTCCGACGCCATATCACTCAGAGCCTGACGTACAATGTTGAAACTTGTACGATACATCTCTGCTGGGAATGTAATAAAGTTACCGACAGGCAAACGACGAGCGTAGCGGATCGCTTCAGATGCAGCTTTGCTGTAGTTAGGAACGGTGTCACGCACGATCTGCGCAGCACGGTCCTTGATTAACTCTTCAACGGGTAGATCGCTGCCCTGTCCTTTGGTCAGGTATGCAATCTGTTGTTCTTCAGTTGCACCCTTCAATGCGTTGCGCAGCTTGGCTTGTTCAGCGTGGTAGTTGAAATACTTCCAGAAGTCGTCTGAGCCCTGGTACAAATCTTCCGCGGGTTTTGTCACGCCACGTAAGGCACCACCAAGTCTTTCCCCAAGCACCGTATCGGCAAAGCTCTGAGGACCGCGGGCCGTGACATCCACGCCCTTGCTTAGTGTGTCTTGAATCTCTCGTAACTCTGCGTTTGTACCAAGGACCCCTCGTCGCTGTGCATCGAACAGATCGTCGAACACAGCATCAGACCCTCGGTTTGTAATGTTTGAGAACACCAGTTTTGCAGAGTCGCTCAAGCTGCCGCCTCTACCGATCATCGGCACGTTGCCGTTTGCCAGGGCGAAACTTACAGCCGTGGTGAAGTTACGCACTTGGGTAATTGGGGACAGAACAGTTTTACTGTACTGAGATATACCTTTGCCTTTAAGGAAGGCACCGATGGTATAACGGGTAAGAAGTGCACCAAAACTGTCTTCGGCAAGAACTGCGTTTGTTAAGTCTTTATAGATCGCCTTTGGCACATAGTATCCGCTTAGTGATCCCCAGCCCTGAGAACTAACCAACTCGCTTATAGCTTTGTCTTCTGTACTAGACTTAACCATACTTGGCGCATCATCTGAGCCCAGTTTAACATATCCGCGTTGAACCAGTCCGGCTTCTTGCTGTGGAGATGCGGGCTTCACGAACAAGCGACCTATGCCCTCGTCGTTCTTAGCCAATTGTGCGATTGAATCGTAGTAATTATCGACTGCGTTGAACTGAGCTAAGTCAGCTACGGTGCTCAGATATGCTTGTTTGGGATCGTCAACCTCACCAAGGAGTTGGCGTAAAGCTTTTGGGATGTTCTCACGATCAATAAACATCTTTGTGTCTAAGCGATCCCGTGCGACACGACCTCCGCCAAGCTTCTCCCGAGCGCGGACTGCATACTTCGACAAGAATGCTTCCTGCGCAACACGAGCAACATCCGAGGTTACTTTGTTCGGAACGACAATCTTTGTGCCTTCGTCGTCCGTAACTCTTTGAAGCCCATTGCGGGTCATAAAATCATCAGTCAGAATTTCGTTGAATGTGTCACGCTGCGCAAGTTGGGTGAGTTCTTTTTCAGTAGCGGTTTTATTGCTCTTGAAAAAACCCCGAGCGGTATTGATGGCAATTTGATCCGGCACATACTTTGCATCTTCAAACGCACGATAGCGACGGCGGAGGTAAGACCCGATGTTCTCATCGATGATGTCTTTTAGGCTTTCACCCGTAGGGGTGACAGGATTCCCCCGTAGAAACGGACCGTCGCGAATAACCTTACTTAACTCATCAACATGATCCCGCATCGCACGAACATTGGGACGAATCGCTACAGGTAATTGGTTGAAAATATCCGACTGCGTTTTTAGGTCAGCCTCGGTTAAAAACTCTTCAACCTTACTAACAATACCGACGCGATCCAACTGCGATGACGGCTTTGCTTTTTTCAAAGCCACATCGATCTGCTTGTCCAACTGCTTTACGACGCGTTCCGCTTTTTTCAGTTCCGACGCGACTTGACCCTCGATCAGATACCGTTGGGTGGCTGCTTCCTCGGGCAGAGAACCGCGATACCTAGCGAAAGATGCGATGTCTGCACCAAGCTTGCCAAGCACACCTAGTTCTTCCGCGGACCCAGGAGCGGCAGTCGCTCTCCGATATATTAGATCATCGATCTTGGCTCCTGCGGCATCGATCTTATCAGTGAGGGTTTTGGCTACGGCTTGACCTGCGCTGGTTCTTCCCAAAGACCCTATAGCTGCACCGATTCCGGCACCGATTCCAGTTGCTTCCGATGCACTTCTAAGTCTGTTACGGATACGACCCAGAGCTTTCTCTTGTCCACGCAAACCAATCAAGTCTTCCGTTTGCGTTGGTCCCATTTCCACCCAGTCACCGATGGTGGTTGTGCCGTCCGTGGTGACGGCAACTTCTGCTGCACCTGCTGCGCCCAACTGCGCTGCCGCTAGGCCAAACCGTTCACTGCGGGTAAGTGGTGTTTTAGCGGCTTTGAGTTTACCTAGACGCGCGGCTCTTACTGCTTGATACCCGCGGCCCGCCATACTCGCAGCCTTCAATGGAAGATACACGAACTGGCTGAGTATTTCAGAGCCTTTGCCTACAAACCCCTCGGGGTCTAGGCCCATGGCATCCCGCAGATCCTCACTGGCTTTAGTGATTTGATCACCGTAGTCTGTGTCGTACGCAACATCCACTGGAATAGCTGCTAATCCCGCTATTCCTTCTCCAAGTTTGATAAACCCTGAAGCTACGCCCTCACCCAACTCTCCGATAAGAGTGTCGTCGTAGAACTGCTGGTCTTCTTTTTCAGGTTCTTCAGCTTCAACTGAACGAGAGGAGTTATCAAATGGGTCTACAATTCCAACAGAAGGATTCGGATCGAAAGGGTCTACAATTTCAACCATGATAGTTTCCTTTACGATTATTTACCGTACTTCTCATTGTAATACTTTGTTAGGTCCTCATCACTATACTTTGCGTTTTCAGGATACTTTCTGGCTTCAGTTATGAACTCATCTACTGTTTTTTTATCTTCAGGAGCCTTATAAAGACTGGTGCCTAGAACTTGGTAAGTTTCAATCAAGCGGTTAACTTTATCCATGTCGATTTTATCATCGTCCCCAAGAACACCGAATAGTTCTGCGGCGTCCTCATCCTTAATCATTTCAAGTATCGACTGGCGCAGTCTCTCTGGCGTATATGTCCCTTGCTTACTTGGCAGTGCTTTAAACGATGTAATACTTCCGTCTTCCCCATACACAGGATCGAGGCCCGCGGAGATGTACGCACGTCTCAAGCGATCTCGTGCGTCTTCACGTCTTTTCTCGTCTTCCCGTGCACGTTCATCCGCGGCAAGCATAAGTTCTCGATCAAGGGCCCGCTCTTCTTTGCGCTCCGCTTTAAACTGCGCTAGTGTTGCATTTGCCGCATTAGCGATGTTGGTTAGAGCGTTTGGAGATTGGCCCGCTGCCATGGCAAAACCGAACTGTGCCATTATCAAAGACAAGTCACGCGCTTTGTCTTCGTCGGATAAACCAAGGCGTTTTTTTAGCTGCTTGTAATATTCGTCGGTAGCTTCCGCGGGAGTCATCTTAATGACTTTTTCAACGGATGGGGTTACGCCGCCTGTTGTTTTTTTCGGTTCGCCGCCTGTTTTTTTAACGGATGGGGTATCGTCCCTTGGTTTATTGCTTGTGCCAGAGGCGTCTTCGTTCTGTTCCACAAGGCCCTCCTCCTCGGGAGTCATAATGGTGACCTTTTCTTCGTTCTCTTTGATAAGGTCTGCTGCGATCTTGTTGGACACTTGGGCAGGATCCTCAACGACCTGTGCTAGAAGAGAGTCTAAAGCTTCTTGCATCTTTTTAGGATCCGCAGAGCCGATCTCTGGCATCCCAGTCATTTTGGCAATTTGCGCTTCTTCTTCACGAAACTTTCGTGCTCTTCCTGGATATAATATGCGATTAATTTCGTCTTGCTGCGCCTTTCGATACGCATCTTCTGATGGGAAACGATCAGAAGAAGTTCGAATGTTTGTTAAGCCAGCATTTGCTGCGTCGATTCGTTCATTAAATGACAGATTCGCGGCTTCTTGCAGAGTCAAAGGCACACCCGTGCTTGTGTCAAAATCAGGGAAAGCTGATAGACTACTACGGAGAACATCTTGTTCAGGCAATGCGGTAAAGCCAATTGTTTCAGAACTACCAAGCCCAAGTGGTGCACCAAAAGGTTCTTCAGCAGAACCCATGAAGGAAACTTCAGGCCCTGGCCCCTTCCGCGCTTGGATGATCGACTCTGGGAGGTCTGGTAACCGCTCTGACACAGATCCTTCAGCAAACAACGATGGATCGTTCGCCAACATAGCATCCGACATATTCCGCAAAGATTGAGATTCAATGTCCTTACGCCTCTGCTCAAGTAGTTCAGCTTCCGTCAAACCTTTGTCCAAACCTGCGGTTAAACGAGGCAGCACCTCCCCCTCGTTGTAGTACATCTCGTCAGACAAATCTTTAATGTCTGTTGCCAGGCCCGCATAAAACTCGCCAGCTTGCGTGTTGCCCATTATACCGGACTGGAATGCAGACATGAGATCTGAGGCAAACGCTGTACCCTCTAACAGACCTGCACTTGCTAAACCTGCACCAATATCTAAAATTTCTACAAGTGGACGACCAAGCATGTTGGCAATCTCGCCTGCCCTCATGCCGCGCTGCGCACTTTCAGCAACACGCGCTCGGATACCCTCATCTGAACGCGGATCCGAGGCCCGTTGTAATTCAACAGCTTCTAAACCTGTCATCTCAGGCTCTATCACAGATCTGCCAAACTTTGTCATGTCATACATGGGAGGAACCGAAAGTCGAGCTACGAGACCAGGATCAACTTGCGCAATTAACGGTTTGTTTGGATCTTCAACGCCTGCGGATTTTAATCCTGACTCAATTAAGCTAACCATAGGGTTGGTGGGATCATCGGAAGATCGAAATGAAATATCCGGTAACGCATCGCCAAGTCTGCCAAACTTTGTCATGTCATACATGGGAGGAGCCGAAAGTTGAGCTACGAGACTAGGGTCAACTAACGGTTTGTTTGGATCTTCTACACCCAAAGACTGTAGTCCAGACTCAACCATCTGAACCATCGGGTTCGTTGGGGTGGTCAACAACTCTGAAAGGCTCTGCTCAGTGAAGTTTCCACTCAACGGGTTGTAGTCATATGTCGACGCTAAACCCTCACGAACGATGTCGCGAATGCTGCGGTCATCCACAGATTCTTGGACCGTGGGCACAGGTGCAGCGGGTGTTAACTGACGCTCAACAAACGCATCACCTGGACGAAGTCTGTTTACATCCACACCACGTTCAGCCGCAGTAGCGGCGTCCATAACAAACGCCTGTTGCATGATCTCAGGTACGAGATCCTGTAGTCTTGCAAGCGTGTCACCGCGTAACCGAATGGGCCGACCCCCATTTATACCACGGATAATTACAACGTATTGCTCAACTTCAACTCCCCCGCCATTTGCAAACGTCATAGCCTCGCCCAGAAGTTCTGGAGACGAGGCTAGGATACCACCCATTTCCGACAAGGCTCTACGAGCATCGTTATTCCGAAACATTTTACGGTTTAAAACGTTCATACTCGACCTCCTTGTGCAAAGCCAAACAACGAACCAATCCCTTGCCCACCACTAAGACCATAAAGCCCCATGCCAAGCCCTGCAATCTGAGAAAACAAACTCGGATTAGGCGTCGTTTGCGTACCGATAGTCGTCTGACCCATAGGCAAACCTTGGAAAACATCTGAATAAAAGCCCAGTTGCTGAAACGGTGCCATGACATTTTGGTATTGCGTCTGACGCTGCGCATCCAATTCAGCCTGACGCTGTTGCTGTTCTGCACTGCCAAACGCAGCAAGCTGCGAAATGTCTCTGCCTAACATTGCCTGTTGCGCTTCTCCCAGTTTTGCTTGCTGCATACCAAGAGCACCAAGCCCTTGACCCACAGCACCAAGCTGAGTACCCGCCTGCAAACCAAGCTGACCCGCTTGCAGTTGTTTTGTCAGATCATCCTGATACGCTTGTTGCGCACGTTGCGCCGCGCTTTCGTATCCCGATTGGCGCATCTGTGCGGCTGTTCGCCCTTGTTGCTCTAAAACATTTCTGTTCAACATGCCTTCTTGCACAGCCTGACGGGATCCACCGTAAGCCCCCTGACCCACCGCTTGTGCACCCAACGCCGCACGTTGCTCCGCGCCTGACCTGCTAATGTCTGCCATCGCTTGTTGTACAGCCACGTCCTCATAAGGGTTCATAAACCTTTGAATGCCGCTAGGGTCAAACCCCCCAGCCTGCCCTATCTGCTGGCTGCGACCATATACGTCCGATAAAGCGCCTGCCCCAGCCGCCCCCGCTGATATGCCCCCGCCCAAGGTGCTCGAACCAGCCTGCAACATAGGCATATACGAACCAACACCAGACATAGCCATCTGCATAGCCTGTCTTTGCATTGGTGTTATTCCCGCAACGTCAAACCCCGGAAGCTTAAAGTCTTGTGTGCCTAACTCTTTGGCACGACCAATTATATCCCTCTGGTACTGTTGAAGATAGTCGGGGATATTAGTGGTCTGTGTCGTAGTACTCGTAGGCATAACTATCCCTTTCTCATCTTCTGTAGATCATTGTACATCTTAGCAATGATCTTCCCCCGTGTTCCATTTGGCGCGTTCCCCACACGAATAGCGGCGCGTTCAACGTCCTTATCAGGATCAAGGTTCGCCAGATCTTTGTTCGACAACACAACCTCATTGGTAGACAAACGCGCTTCTTGAACAGGAACACCATCTTGATAAATCATCGCAGGAATAGAGTCACTGGTCCCGGTCCCGGGACCTTGAACCAAGCCGCCTTCAACATAATGCTTTACTTCGGCGTAAATCGGTAACGTTTCAATTCCCTCTTTCATCAAGTGATCTCCAAGATGCTGGCTACTACATGTAACCTGTTTGCCGTAGCTGCCGTGACTTTTAGTATCTCTCCCTCTTGTAACACAAGTGGAGCAGAAAGTAACTCCTCTGTGCCATTAGCACCGATAGATTTTGTTTTAAATAGACTATATTCATCAGAGCCACTTGTCAGAGTTACCGTAATGGTGTCCGCGTTGCCACTATCCTCAGAAACCAAAATAGATTTAACAATAGCCGTTTTAAAGTCCGCGCAAGTGTACAAAGTTGTGGCGGTCGTGGTTGTTAAATCCGCTTTTGCATTTACATACGCATTCGCCATCAGCCCATAAACCACGCTAAAGCAGAACCCTCATCCTGTTGGATCGTGTTCTGATATTGAGTTAAAAAAACCGAAAAAGATCTTGCAACCTCTGCCATATACGTCTGTGTATACTCGGCAGGAGGAACGGGAAAATAGGGTAAAGGTAAATTATTCGGCATTACCGCCTCCCATCAGGTCTTATATCTACACGAGGTATGCCAAGTCTCCAGAGCACGTTTGCATCGGTGGATTGTACCTTAAATGTAAAGCTGCGTCCACGTAACCTCGTCTGATATTGATTGGTATATTGATCCACAGGGGTTGAAGACGTTTTAGAAACGGTGTCTGTTTCAGTGGCTTGCGAAACTTGCCCCGGCGCATTCTTCGCACTTAAAATAAAATCAACAGAAGACGTAGCCGTAGCCTCTCTGAAGTTTATGTCGGGCAACACACGACTAATAAATGAAAACTGTTGACCGTCCGCAATGCCTAAATCCCCAGATTCCACAAAAGATGTCATCGCAGAACCGTCGTCCAAGGACCCCGTTTCCTGATTATACAAGTAGTTGTTCCCTCCTGTAGACACAGGGACATCTGATATACCACGGTCCAACCATGCTGTACGTTCCAACGATCCAACAAACCAAATGTTTTCTTGGTAGTTGTAAACCACATACCTGTCATTGTCTGCGGCAGAAGAGGACGGGTAAAACCACCACACCTCTGCGTAAGACACATTGGATCCAGCAACGGTTTTCCCCGCCTCCTCATAATTAAAATCATCAAACACATAGTCTCGAACAGTGCAGGGTATGCGTTGAACTGTACCGTTGTAGACGTAAAACTCAGCATTGCCCATCCAAAACACGTTATCATTTACGGCAACCGCTGCTTTTGGACTTTGAATGGTAATGTTATTAGAGATCAAATTAATTCCGTAAGTAAATGGCGGTCCAATGAACTGCATGGAGTAAGCAGCCACATCTGTCAAAACCAATATTTGTTGGCGAGTTTCTACAGCCTGTACGATCTTGGACCCTGTGTCGATCCGCAAATCCCCCGCTGTGTTTGTAGTAGTCGGATACCACTCAGTTGGATTTTCTTGACTGGAAAATCGAATAAGCATCGGATCCTGTACGCCATCGCCTTGCGTTGCGGTGCTAGATGCCCCAAGTCCATCTGCACCAAATGCTATAACATGCCTGTCACGATCTGAAAGAAGAACTTGCGCAGCTTTTTGCGGAACAGATGTAACCGTGCCAGAACGTGTGGAAAGCTCTACCGCACGGGTGCCTAGTCCAGTGGTTTTATCCCAGTAAAACACGCCGCCATTGCGTTCGTTTATAATCAAGTCTTCACCAAAGTTATCATGCGACCAAATGCGAAGGTTTGATGTCGAGGTTGCAACACCTGTTGCAACACCCTCGCCCCAACCATTATAATCGTTGACACTATCTGCGTTACCGACAACCAAGATAATTGTGTCGCCGTTTGAATGCGTCGCTGCCGTGGTGCCCTTAGCGCCACGAGTTACAGTCAGAGTATCGGTGGCTACGGAACTAACATCCATAAGCTCAGACCCAACTAAGACCACATCATTTGTTGCAAAATTAGAACCCTGCCCCGTCGCCACGTCCACGTCTGTTTCTGAAGCATCAAGGTCTTCTGCAATCGTAGTTTGAAATGCACCGTTGTTTGTGCCGCCCCACAAGCCAGCGCCCCAACCTGTCCCCGCAACAGAATCATTCAAACCTGTGCCGATCTGATAGGCACCTACAACACTGGCTCCGCCATTACCTGTATCGCTTGCATTCGCCGTCACGGGTGTTGTGTCTAATCCCCCGGAAATAGTGATGCTTTCAATAGTGCTTACCGTCCTTGCTGTAATGGTGTAAGAGTTACCGTTAATAACACTGGCAACTTGATACTCTTGGTTTAAAATATCTGCCGTGATATTTCCTCCAAGAGACACCGCGCCCGAAAAAGTAACGAAATCATTTACCACACAACCATGGTTGGTGTCCGAAACAGTAATTGTAGAAGATCCATTTGTGGCGGAAAACGTAACATCCCCTGCGGAGGTCGTTTCCCGAATAGGAGTAACGTCTTTATATGCGGTGCCCTGCTTGATGTAATATTTTAACTGAGTGCCAACACCTAAAAAACTCTCACCACTTAATGCAACCCACTCATGCAACCCTCGACACAATCCTAAAAAAGCATTGTTAGACGCTTTTTCCCAACCATTTAACTTTTCTGGATAACCAAAACGAAACCTAATCTTGTCACAATCCACCCAACCATTCTCTTCAGAGTATGGTGTAATTTCTTTGTTTATGCCCGGTTTGAAGCGAAGATCTGTGTATGGCATGTTTAAGTCTTCATAATGTAAGCAAGAGCATAGTATGGTGGTCTGTTTTCGTGGCTGCCTCCACCACCAGTAGAAGCATTTGTCATTGTTGTAGTTGTGCTTGTAGAAACGGTAATACCTGTTGTGCTGTTCTTAATTAAATCGGTACTATTACTAAAGACTTTTGGGCTTGTTCCAGCTTCACCAGCAGTTATAAACTCATCTACTTGATTGCCGCCCCCGTTAACCCGTAATTCGTGATTATGGCCCGGATCCGTCACACTTGAAGTTGAGGAGGAAGAGGCTGTGTTGGCGTGGCTGTGACTTGGGATCTGAGAGGTCGTCAAAGTAACGCTTGCCGCACCGCCCGTTGCATTCGGCGCATAATCACCGCCGCTGTCAGCGTCGGCACCCACAACAAACCTATCACGCAAGTCCGGCGTAGAGTTCGTGCCGTCACAAAGCACCCACCCCGTTGGAATTGCGGAAATTGCACCAGACCAAAGAAGAATAACGCCTGAAGGTATCGTATTCGATATAGCCGTAGTAACAAATGCAGTTGTTGCAAGCAGTGTATTGTTAGTCCCAGCCGAAGGCGTTGGCGCAGTGGGGCTTCCCGTCATCGTCGGACTAGAAATTGCTGGGCCCTGTAAATTACTTAGCGTGGAAGTATAATCAGTAACCGCTGCACCTGCACCTGCGCCATCTGCAAGAACAATAGCAGATTTACCTGTCGCAATTGTAGTATCTCCACCAGAACCTTGCGTAATAATTAGCGATTGATCCGTACTGTTAAGGATCATGTACATTCTAGCTCTGTCGTTTTGTTCTAGCGTAACAGTGCACGTTCCCCCCGGAGTTCCGGTAAACTTAATAGCTTTATAATGTCCGTTAGAAAGCACCGCCGTCGTAGAAAGAGCCAAGGTATATGACGTACCAGACAACGCAATAGATACAAACCCATTTGCAGCGCGGTCTATAATATCAAAGTTGTTATTGGTCGATGTACCCCACGTACCCGCTTCGTCACCCGTTCCAATTTTCTTTATTGCATTTGCATCTGTATATGTAGCCATAAGTTACCTCGTCACGCCGCTATCTCAGTATAGTTCGGATTTTGGTTTGGAGCAATGTTTGAATACGCGGGTGTTTGCGCTGGAGATATTCCCACATAATTCGGATTTTGGTTTGGAATAATGAGGTCGTAAACATTTACTGAGCTAATTTCACCTGTCGCTTCAACGCCTGTTACAGCTACATTAGCATCAGCAAAAATAGTAACGGATCCCACCGCGCCCGTCGCCTCTACGCCCGTTACCGCGACATTAGCATCAGCAGAAATAGTAACCGCGCCTACTGCGCCCGTTGCAGATACGCCCGTAACAGATACGTTAGCATCAGCGGAAATAGTAACGGAACCCACCGCGCCCGTCGCCTCTACACCCGTAACGGTAACGGTAACGCCCGACCCTTCGATTATAGTAACGGACCCAACCGCAGTTGCGGCAGTTTCACCCGTTACCGCAACATTAGCTTCCGTAGAAATAGTAACTGTACCAACAGCACCCGTTGCAGCTTCACCCGTAACAGCTACATTGGCATCTGCCGTAATAACAACTGTACCAACGGCACCCGTGGCAGCTTCGCCCGTTACTGCGACATTAGCCGCAGTTGAAACCTCTACGGTAGACCCATTACCGACAGCGGTGGTAGCCTCGTTCCCAATGAGGCCAACATTTGCTTCACCGGAAATCCCAACACTGCCAACTGCACCTGTGGCGGAAAGACCTACAAGGACCGCAATCTGTTCGTCGTCATCACCTAACGGGGTCGAACCTAATGCGGAAAAACCTAACATCAGTCAGCCTCTTGGATCACAAGCTCACCCAATTCAACCTGCCGCATGATCTCACTGTAGTGGCGGTTGTCTGGGTCTAGGGGTACGAACATTTCAACGCCGTCGATGGTGGCTTTTATTGCTGTATTCACACCTTCGTCAGCAACATATTGAACAGAGGTAATTTGCATTTCATTCATCGTTATAATTCCGCATCAATGTAAATAGCTGTGCTACCTGCAAGTTTAGATAGCCAACCACTATAACCACTTATCGTGTTTCCAGTACCTACACCTATATCTACTCTACAGTTTTGATCATTTATACTTGAAGCTCCTATAGATGTAAGTGTGCGGTTGTTGCCATCTGTTCTGTAACGGAAATCAGAGGCAACGCCAACAAATGTAATCGTAGGGGTTGAGCGTTTTTCTACTTTCCAGTCAAGAGAACCATATGCGGCTGCAGTTGAAAACGACGTAGCAACACAGATTATATCCTTGCCGTCTTTTATGCTTTCAAAATACCTCAAGCACCTCGCCAGTTCATCCCCATAGCTTCTGTGCTCGAAGGGGGTGGCGGTGTCGCCTACTTCTAGTTGGACACCTGTGATTTGCCAGTAGTTAGATGTGCTGTCCGCTAGATTAACATTACCAACATAACGATTAGCATCTGCGTATGCTTGCCATGTGGTAGCTAAAGTACCAGACGTGTAATCTGACCCAGCAGCCAAAACAAACTCAAGTTGTATTGACACTCCATTATCGTTAGTGAAGCCCGATATAGTGTCTCCATCAATTGTTAAGGCTTTATACTCCCATGTATCTGCGGCATCTACTGTGTATGCTTTTGCAATTTGACGGGCTGCATCATTATTATAAAACCAAGCAATATAAGTACCTGTTTTGTTTGACTTTACCCAAAAAGAAAGTGTCAAATTTTTTGCATTAGACGTCCCAAACGCTGTTTGTTGTAAATCTTGGCCTTCAAGTCTAGTCATTAAGCGCAGAGAGTGATTTGCGCCTAAAGAAGGGGCTGCCGTAGTTACTGCAATTTTATATGATGAGGCAAAGCCGTCTGGAGCAGAGGTGTCTTGCGTTACATCTGTAACAAAAGAGATGGAGCCACCTTCACTCCATCGCCATCTGTCAAGAGTATAACCAGAATTTCCGTCTGTAAGTCCTGTAAAACTCGTCCCACGCTGCGCCACTTGCATAGCACCATTGATAATCAGGTTCCTGTTCGACAAGGCACCACCGTCATAGACGTTACCAAGATTTGCAAGTTGTCTTGCCTTGCTCATGTGTCACCCCTTACGGTTTTGTAGGCCAAACGACATCATCCAAGGACGTGGCACTTGTCGTTATATCACGCAATGCTTGTCGGTAAGCAGTTTGCTTTGCTGTCATGGTTAGGTCTGAGGATGCCCACCAATCTGTTTCAGCCAGTTTGCGATCACGTTCTGCGCGGAGTTCTTTCATGGGCTGTGCAGCAATCAGTTCATCACGTTTTGCTGCGACAGTTGACCATGTTGTACCCCAGTCGCTGGGATTGCTGCTTTCGATAGCCGAGCCATTGGCATCTGCGCCAGTGACCTTGCGGAACATCTCGTTGAACTCCGCTTCTGTTGTTGGCTCACCACGGAGTACCCACTCCGTAATCCCCAACTCTGTTAGTGCGTTTGCTATTGTTGTCATGATCCTATCCTATCCTATTAATGCGCCACTAAATGAAGAGTTACTTTGAATATCCCAACCAGTATCACTACTTGCCATAACTGTAATTCGTATGGTGTCATTGGCATCTAGCTTAAAACATTCAGAACCTGTCAAGCTAAGATACGAGCCATCAGGTGACCCATCAATTACATATGTTTCAGAAGAACCGCTCTCATTAGAATTACGTTCAATTCTTGTAATGATGTAACCTGAACCAACATCATCATATCTTGTACTAAAGTTAATTTGGTAAACGCCTGATACTGGGACAGTTACCTGTCCAGTTGATGTATCTAAACTACAACCACCTTGTATATAACAATTATCACCTGAAGTTTTATCCCATAAAACAGGATTTCCCTGACCCCCTGACGTAGTAAAAGTTGCTGTTGCAGAAAGGCAAAGCCTCCAAGCGGGAAGAACACCCTTAGTAACAACCCCGTTACTGTCAATACTAAAACCACCGACACCCGCCGCATTCTGGATTTGATCGACTTTGATTATGCTGGTCATTGTGCGATCTCCTGTAATACAAAAGAACTTTGCTGATCCCCACCGCCGTCATCATAAGTAAAGCTAACATTAGCAGCGCTACCATAATTACTTACTCTTGCACTAAATCCATAATTTAAAGTTGATGTTGAAGCAGGACTGTCTAAATAAGTAAACGGTATGTTTATCATAGGCGCTATGGTTGAGCCAGTATCCATCCATCCTGCGTATCCCATTACCTCACCTAACAATGTACTGTTTCTATTTATGGCTAAATCTGCTCTAAATTGACCATAATTAGTAGTGAGACTAGCATAATAAAAACTAATCACACCTGTTATTAAGATTTTACTAGAAGCAGACTTTGGGGTTATTGTTGCCACGTTTGTGTAAATATTTGTCCAAGTATTTAAAGCACTAATATCTACTTGAGTAGATGTTACGCCATGAACAGTTTGTAATGTGTGACCTGCAATAATCACACCGCTGCCCAAGTTAGGCTGGAGATTATCAACGTAGAGTGTGCTCATCCTGCGATCTCCATTAGGGTTATACCGCTTTCCATTGGTCGACCATTGTTTTGGTTGTTAAAGTAAACGGTTCCTGAGTTAGATAGTGCGGCATAAATTTCGTATGTAAGTGCTGATGTACTGTTTGGACTATCAAGGTGATGTGACATAACGTTGCCACTGTTTGCTCCAGAACCATTATCATACGTAGCAATTTCCTGAACGTGGAAAGCCACATTAGAATTGCGATATATCTGCGTTCTCATAAAAGTACCACCGCTACCCTTGTATATACCATTGGTGCTTGCGAGAATTAAAATCTTACTGCTTGTACTTGTTGGTGTAATTGTTGCTGTAATACCTGTTGCGACAGGACTTGTGGAAGTTATAGTGGTAAATGTCGTAAATCTGCCATGAACAACTTGAATTACGCCACCAGCACTAGGGACCAACGTCCCACCAGACGCATCTAACGTCTGCCCAGACGGGATGATTATCTTATTCGCATTGGCACCAGATGTCGGGCCTTGTAGGTTTTGTACTGTTAATGTCCCTGCCATCTATACCACCGTTAAATTACCGTTTATTGTTAGCGTCACACCCGTGGCTATGGTCAAAGGTCCAGCACAGGAAGCATTCTCTGTAGCATCAATCGTAACATTGGCGTCTAGCTGCTGCTGATTAATCCTAAAGATGTCACCCGCTGAAGCCACACTTCCGACCGTTCCACGTTCACCTTTATAACGTCCACCTGAGTTTGCAGTCTCAAAGGTTTTAAATATTACAACTTCTAAGTTGTCTCCAGCAGCAGCCCCAGAGGTAAGCACTACATCAGAACCATTACTTGCTGTGTAATCGGTACCATTAACCAAGTGTACACCGTTCATGTACACATCAAGAAATCCCGGTGTATACCCTGATGTTGGAAAACTTGTCTGTCCCGCCGTAGCAGTGAAAACATCCCTGTTCATCGTTGCCTGTGGCGTGGGTATTGTGCCGATGTAGCCTGACATGTTTTATACCTCTTGTGCTGCTAGGTGTGCAGCATAAGCATCCTTAACCGCTTGTGTATGAACCACGTTGCAAATGTTCTGCACCTCTGTGCTTTCACCTGTGATGTCGGCATCTGGTGCGACTACATGACGTGAGAATGATCGGCTGATCTCTACACCGTCACGCTTGATGACCGTGGCTGTACGCACCTGAACGTGCTTGAAGTCGCCTACGATCTCTATTTTGTCTTGTACTGTTTCTTCTGTTAGTGCCATTTTTATCTCCTTTGGCTGGACTGTCCGACCCAAAGCTATGCAGTGGGTTAATCTTAAAAGTTATTATGCATCGGTCATATAGGTGCAACAAAACATTGAATATTGAATACCAGCGTTCCAATTTATGCCAGAAGTACTATTGTTTGCTATTGCTATCATTCTTCCATTACCACCCAGATATCCTCCAGAACTGCTCAACGCTGTTCCATGAACATTAAACCAAGGAAATACTGCTCCAGAGGCAGAAGTTACTGTAAATGGAAGGTTGCTTAAATATGCGTATCCAGAACTTCCAGCAGTTATGTTAGGAACAATGTAAGCAGAAACATAAACTGATTGTCCTATTTTTACATACCTTGCAAATTGTATGCCAATAGTCGCAGTAAGGTCAGCATTTGAGGTATGCATAGTAGGCGTCCAAGTCCCCTCCTCATAGTCATCCAGCGCATTTGCCGCAGCCGTATCGCCGTTAAAGGTAATGCCACCAGATGAAAGAATGCGGAGGCGTTCTGTGCCGCCAGAACTAAAGAAGTTTATTGTATCACCACCAGTTGTACCAATAAACCCACCACTTGTCCCTCCGTTTTGTAACAAAACTGAATACTGATCTTGTGAGTTTACATAGAAACGTCCACCAGACACCATAGCCCTTGCTTCGGAAGGAACTGAACTCGTCCCAATGCCAACACGATTGTTTGTACTGTCAACGTAAAGTGTGTTGGTATCTACGGTCAGATCACCTTCAATTGTAGTGCCACCCGTAAACGTCAAAGCATCCGTGTCAAGCAACTGGTAATCAGCAAACAGAATAACCACTAAGCTATCACCAGCAGAAGCTGCATTCACAAGCGTCACTGTAGTCCCACTGGAAACAGTATAGTCAGTGGTGATAACTAGACGTACACCGTTCTGAAATACTTGGATTTGCTGGGGGTTAGGAATGTCCATTCCAGTAAAAACAGTCTGTGCAGCCGTAGCTGTGAACGTGTACTTACGTTGCGATCCGTTAGAGACTACAGGTGTTTGACTGCCAATGTAACCTGCCATTATTCAGCCTCCTGAATGGTTAGTGTGCCAGCTTCAACCTGCCGCATAATCTCAGCGTAGTGGCGGTTGGCTGGGTCGAGGGGGATGTACTTTGTCTGACCATCAATCGACGCAACTATGCTGATATTTTCATTTGAAAAACTATCTCTTTGATATTGTGCTGAAATAATATTCATTTTAAAGCTCCGCAGACAAGTCAAACCTAGTTTTATAAGCTGAATTATTATACCAAATAGCCGGTCTACCACCTGTCGTAGAAGTGGTAACTGTACCGTCAAGTTCAACAATTTTACTATTTGAATAATTGCCGCCAATTGTGCCAGTAAAGGTATAGGTGGCGATGCCATCATAAAGTTGATTATGCCCTGATGTGCCTATTGATGTTAATGTAATTGTAGGAGTTGACCTCATCTCAACTGGGAGTATTGCACCATTTCGTCCAAAGTTTGAACCTGTTGCCATTGTTCCTTTAAGCTGTAGAGGTTCATATCTTTGAAAGTACCTCTGGCACCTCGCCAGTTCATCCCCGTATGACCGATGCTCGAAGGGGGTGGCTGTGTCCCCGATTTCCAACTGGACGCCTGTCAGTTGCCATGTGGCACCTGATGTTGCTAAAATCTTAACTCCACCAGTTAACCCATATTTGGAGTATGTTCCATCTTGTGTCCATGTGTTTAATGTATTGGAACGGGATGACCCTTCTCCCAGATCAAAAATTAAACCTGCCCCAACAGTGTTGTTTATAGGAAATTGAGTTGTTCCGCCACTAGTGAGGCCAGACACAGTAACCGTTTTATACTCCCACGTACTTGCGGAATTGACCGTATACGAAGATACATAATAATAATCTAGTCCTGACGTGAACCCAACGCCAAAAGTTCCTGTAACCGAGCTTTTTACCCAAAAGGAAAGTGTTACATCTTTTGCATCAGAAAACCCCCAACGCATTTGCGCCCAATTGTAACCTTCTATGGCGCTAAAAACACGACCATATTCTGTACTTGCGGGAGTCGCCCCAGTTCCAACGGTCAGCTTGATAGACTTTGTAAAACCAGAGGGGGCATCAGAAACTACTTGAACAGTAGAGCCACTTGAAACGTTACCCCAAACTTTAAATCGATCTGCACTAAATGCAGCTGAACCAGACAGCGTATAAGCGGCACCACCATTGCGTTGGTCCACAATCATGGCACCATTAATAATAACATTCCTGTTCGACAAGGCAGACCCAGAAAAAACACCAGCTAATTGAGCAAGTTCTGATTGGTTACTCATTAGGTTTGCTCCATGATGCTGAGAATAACATCCGTGGCACCCGAAGCAGATACCTTCAAAATATCCGTAGTTTCCATAACAACCTTACCATCAAGCACAGAAAGAGATGACCCTTGAGGTATCGGCGCATCCGTCACAATCTCAACATCCTGATTCGCTTCGTCATTGTTACCAGCCCTGTTTGCTGTATCACTAGAAAGCGTCACCGTAGCCGTAACCTGACTAGATGTTGTGTTGCCAAGAACCAAACCAAGAACCACTGTCGTTGTGGATCCCGCAACCGTGTAAATATCATCTAGGGTCGTTACTCCCGCTTTTGTTACAACTTTAAATGTGTTTGCCATAGATCAGCCCAATGCAATGGCGAGAGCCGTGGCCTCGTCCGTTGTCCCTAAGTTAGTCCTCGCCGCATCCGCAGTCGAAGCGCCCGTTCCACCATCAGCAATAGCAAGATCCGTAATGCCCGTCACACTACCACCCGTTATTGCCACATCTGAAGTAATGTCTCTAGCTATCGCGCCAATGAAAACAAAAGCATTCCCAGACAGGTTTATCGCCGCGTCTGAGTTTGAGCTTTCAAGAACGGACCTGCTTAGTGTCGTGCCTGACGCACCGTATGTGCCGTTACCAATCTCAAAATTTGCACCATCTTCAATTACATAACGAACCGTCTGCCCGTCAGTAACACCCGCATCAGCAAAAGTCTGAAACCCAGAAACCGCACTGCCCAATGTAATAGTCCCAGTGCCTGTTGTTGCCGTGGACATCTTTGCCCTGTTTACAAGCACTGCCATTGTTACGCGATCCTTATAATAGCACTAGACGCATCCGCTGTTGGAAATTGAATTGTAAAGTCACCGTTTGAAGATGTCTTGTCAGAACCAAAGTTTAAAACAACAACAGACGGATTTGTAAGTGCAGAGCCAGACTCATCATTAGCACTTGGTGTACTGTTGTAGATTAATGCGCCCCTTGCGGTAATCGTTGAGCTTGAGAACGTCAGATCTGCAAAATCTGTAAACGCTGTGGTCGAACTTGTTGTCGGAGCCACCCCAGTCAAACTTCCTCCACCACCACTATATCCCGTGCCAGACACTTCATTTGTGGCTGAGTATGCTGTTGTTGTCGCATCTAGTGTTGCGGAGCTTGTATACAAAGCCAACTTCATTGTGTCGGCTGCATTCGTTCCAAACCTATGTACTCCTAACAGAAGCTCTTTCTTGAAAGAAGTACACATTGCCTGTGTAATTGCCATGCTAAAGTCTCCTTATGGCTTCTGCCAGACTGAGTTGCCCAGCATCCTTGATTGCATTATATACCGTAGTTCTGTCACTTTTTATAGCCTCTTTCATGTAAAACGTCACCACTTGTTGTACGGCGTCACGATAGGCAATTGCTTGATCTCTCAAAACTGGATGCGCAGTTTCAGAAACCTGCACAATCCTTTCTACGCATCTTGCCGCAACCTCCTCCGGAGTTTGACCACGGTTTTCTGTCGTGATTACGTTCACAATAGGCGCTTCGGATATGTCTACTCTAGCATCAAACATTATTGTTTCGGCCTTATAACCTTACCAACCCGATACTCTTGAGTTGTCTCTTTGGATTCCCCGAGCATTTTTAAGCCCATTAAGCTTTCTTGATAACGTTTATCATACATCGCCATAACGTCTTGCTCCCCTTTCATAAAGACATACGCCTCCACCAAAGAACCATACAACAACGTTAACTCTGCGTTTTCACTTAACCACGTTGTTCCACTTTCCGCTCCCGCTGTAATGCTAGTTGGGCGATAAAAATAATGCACTTCAACAGTGAGGTCCGCATTAGGGGTCGGAGCTAAAATAAAGTTTGTATTGTCAAACACCGCATAATATTTCGGCAATCCTGTAGTTGCTGGGTTTGGCGTATAAGTTTGAATAAAACTTACGTCTTTAAATTCCACAAATTCATGTGCACTGTCGCTAAGATAACTCAAAGAAAACGGCGCTAAATAATCAGAAGGTTGAGCTAAATATTTATTCCCGCTTGTCATATTCCCAGTTACGTTTTTTCGAAACAAATCTAATTGAACACTTTTTAAAATTCGCTCTTCCGCCGTGCGGATAAAAATCGGCAAATTATTAACAAACGTTGTTTCAGTGTTTTCTGTAAAATCCTGAATAGCTGTTTTAAGCTGCGCATACGTAAAGCTCATGTTGTCACCACCGTAACCGTGCCTACAGCACCAGTCCCAACCAATCTGTTTGCCGGAGTAATCCCGGGAATTTCATGAAATCCTACAGGATCAAATCCGTATTGTATATCTCTTTGCGTTGCTAAACCTTGCTCCGGACGTGGATCTCGAAGCGCCTGTGGATCAGGGGAAGCTTTAGGGGGATAAAGCTGCGGATGTTTAGGCTCAAACTCGTCGGGTCCGACTTTGGCACCCGTCCATTCCGTCTTCATCTCGTTTAGACGATACCGTCTTCCCGATCTGTCAGATATACCCCAAGCATGTTTCCCAGAAGCATATGCCATTATACCCTCAAGTACTGAATACTAGGCTGTAGCTTTAAAGGAACTCGATCTTCATCTTCGTCCGCTGCACGTTGGAACTCCTCCTCGTAAACAGTTTTTAAAAGCTGAACAAGTTGCGGGGCTCGTTTCATCGCAAGATAATACGCCAGACCAGCAACCATACATGGATAAAACCGAAACGGCATGTCAGTTGTATTTACCAAAGCGTCCGCATCTTCAATTCGCTGCACGTAATAATACACAATTTGATCGGTGGAATTTTCCGGCACAGCCCACAAATTAATTATGGGATCAATCTGCTTGTTAAACCAGAACTGGCTTGGTCTACCTTGAGTGGTTTTATCCGGCAAGGTTATATACTCGCCACGACTAATCCGCTCAATCTCGTAATCCGTGCCATCCCTGCGCAAAACCATTTCCAAAACATCGACCACATCCGCTGTTAATGTAACCGTCGCTGTGCCCTGAACAAGCGTGGCGGTACCTTGTTGAACCGTCCACAAGTTTACGCCACGGTTTGCCCAGTCTGCAAACATCAGGTTCAGTGACCGTCGCGCAGTTTTCGCATCATAACCAGTGCGAACTTCGAGGCCGCAGCGTTCATACGCCTCCTCGATGATCTCACCGACATCCATGTTAAAGTCCCTAGAACCTGAAGTTGCCATTTACTTACACCATTTTTGTGTCTCGGACACCACGTCCAGCCATCACGCAACCGCCGTTTTTGTATCCCTTTTTGACCATACCACCTTTGGCCTTCTCTACTGGCCTATTTCTTCTTTCTTTGGCTTTTCTTTCAGCAAAGCCCATAAGCATTTCTTCAAGTTCAGCATCATCGTCATACTTACTAGCACCATACTCGCCAGCCCTTAATCTGGCCTTTTTTTCCAAAATATCAGGGTCGCCTAAAGGATTTGCCATAAGTTTATGAAACAAATTATCAGAATGGCGACCAAAATCACCTTTAGAGCGTTCGTATTGCTGCGCACCACCGCGAGTTTTCTTTAGTTTAATCTTTTTACGTTCAGCCATCACTTCATACCTTTATACTTGCCGCCACGACCAGCCATAACGCAGCCGCCGTTCTTATATCGTACCATACCACCTTTGGCTTTTCCTTGCGAACGCTTTATAGCTTCCTCGGTAGGCGCACCTTTTTCGCCCTTCTTGCGCATACGTTCGCCGGACCCTTCTTCGATTCTTTTTCTTTTATTATGAATATTTGTCCACAAACCTGATTTAGCCATTTTAGTTTTCCTCTCTGGAGACTTTGATATTTGGAAAGGCATTTGACCACGCCCTATCATAACTTGCCTGCCTTTCTGTCAATTGTTCAACGGATTGGACCAAATGATCTAACTTTACATGCATGACTTCTGTCCGCTTATCCACCGAAATCAGCGTAGAAATCATCCATGCTATACCTCCCGTGCAAAGAGTTATCGCAGCCCCCCAAAGCAAAAGTTGAACATTTTTATCCATTGTCTTACCACATTTTACACGACCAATAACGGGCCGTTAGTTTATCTAAACGTCTAGTATCACAGCCGTGTCTTGCACGAAATGATTTCCTTCGTTTGGGGTTTGACTTCTTAATAGTCATATTAGCGTCCCCGAATCGAATAATCTTTTCTTTCCCTTTATCACATGCCTTTACAACAAACTTCTTGCCGCCAGACACCTGACGCTTGGGCTTATTGCATTTCATCTTGGACTTGTCGATCTTAGGCATTAGATTGGCCCCACATTTTGAATGTAAACAAATTCCATTGACGCAGAAACATTAAAGTCAACAGATCCAGAGGAGGAAAACGCCCTCATTTCTAAGTCTGTTTTTTCTGTAAACCTTAAAGGAAAAGTATAAAACTGTTCGTGTGCGCCATCTGTAAGAGTAAATCTTTCTTTTATTTGAAACACTTCCCCATAGGGTCTAGCAACAAGACTAGCATTCAGAATAGCAGGTGTCTGAGTTGATGTACCTGTGGACAAAGCCATCTTTGTAAGAAAGGCTGTATATCCTGCGGGAACCGTCCAAAGAGCCATTAATGTTTGGTTATCACCATCCCCATTTATGGTCAGGTAAATATTAGCAGGAACTCCAGAAGTTACTGTTCCTGTACCAGCGTAGATTATACCAGCGTTTGCGCCACCACTACCCGCGCTGCGAACAAGACCGCGATTTATCCGTAGGTAAGATTTTGTGGTGTTAACAGCAGTTTGTCCGTTTAATGTGACAACTTCGTTTATTTCGTTGTAATCGGCGTCTAAGCCAAAAACTTCTACTGTTCTTGCACCAGTCCCTGCAGCAGTGTCATTAGCTGAACTGCTTGATACAGTCATTACTGTAGCTGACGCGGGATAAGCGTACAAACCACCTTGTTCCCAGATGGTTTCTTTTGTGTTTCCAACATCGCTGTTGTAACCAAACTTAAATATCGTTTTATGGCCCGTGATTTGACCACGGGCCACCTGTAGCTCAAATGGCTCAGATGTTCCGACCTGTGAAATGGAACGGATATCGTATGCCATGTGACCCTCCTACGAAAGGATGATCGTTAGTTGGTTACTCGCACCTGTAAACGCAGAAACGTACACACCTTCCGAAAAGATAATGCCGTCATCTGGAATGTTCATTACGTGGTGACCTGCCGGAAATGTTTGCGTAAGCAAAGTATCACCGCTTGCGCCACCGTTTTTCAACGTGAACGCACCCGCAGCCGCACCGTAAATTACAACCTGCCGTAAACGAGAACGAGATGGACCGACAACCGCAGCCGCCGTTCCTTGAACCCAATTATATGCACTGACTGGACCAGCCATAAGTTACCTCCTTATGAGAGGTTGCGGTTTTGTAGATACAATACCGTAACTGTAGCTGCACCCGCAGTAGCTGCTGTACCTGTCTGGTTGTAGGTCACCGTGATATCAACATCAGAGGTTCCAATGTCGATCAAGTTTCCAATCTGAGAAACATCAGAAGTAGCAAGAACACGCGCTTGTGCCCCCGCAGCTAGTGCGTCTGCGTATTTATCCGCCGTTGTTCCATCACCGATGTCTAACGTGTTAGTCGTGCCAGCGTCAAACGCAGTCGTCACATCAACAGCAATTTGATAAATTTGACTATTGGCTGGAAGTGTAGCAACAACAGTTTCTGTTCCGTTCGCACCAAAAACAACGTTTCCGCTTTGCGCCATCAAAACAAAACCAACGTTTGCTTTGTCCGAACCTACAGTAGTTCCTGTAGTGTCTTTAATGGTCCCTGCTTTAATAGGACCTGAAAAAGTAGTTGTACCCATGTCGATCTCCTGTCTGGGTTAGTCAGCCACCCCATGTGACTGTCAGGGATATATTAACCATACAGAAGTTTAAGACAAAAAGAAAGGGGCTACCGAAGTAGCCCCAGTCCAAACAGGGAGGAATGTCATTTGAAAACGACACAACCCCTATAACACATTTTACGCTCCGGGGGAACCGAAAACACAGCGAGGATCAGAAAATCCAAAGCTGTAGCGTTCACGAGCCTTAAAGCGCATGTTTCCTGTGTCAAAGTCCGCTTCCATGTTAGTTGACAACGGAGTACGCTCAAAGTGGATGAAACCACGTGGCGCGTCTGTTTTGATGAAAAACGCATCTGGATCCGTTAGGAAGTCGTTGACGGCATAGCCTTCAGGCAACATTCCCATTGAACGGATTGCGTTTACATCGTTGTCCGCTGTGCCAACACGAAGGTTAGACACCATCAAACGTTCTGCAACGAACTGTAGTTGACGTGGAATAATCAACTTCATGCCGCGTAGTGCGACCTTCAAACCACGCTCGTCAACAAAACCTGCGATGTTGATAAGGGCATCTTCAAGAGATGTCTCATTCAAATCCGCAGCAGTTGTTGGTTCGTTGGCAAATGTACCACCTGAAGTAAGTGGGTGGTCAGTTGCACACAATGCAACACCATCACCACCAGCAGATGCGCCAGCAGTAAAGGCATTGTTAAGAACCGCAGCGGCCTTAACTTGTTTTGTGTGTGCCATTGAACGAGCCAACGCACGAGTATACCGCGAACCAAGACGATCATAAAGATTGTCTTCGATAGCTTCCTCTGTTATAGAGAATGCAAGCGCGATAGTTTCGTGGTTATAACGAGCAGTATATGCCTCGTTAGCATCGTCGAAGTTTACAGCAGAACCTTCCGATTTGGTTGGTGCCGCGCCGAAACCACTCAACATAACTTCCTCTTCAAATGCACGATCTGAAGATTCAGTGGTGTATACCTCTGCATGTTGGTTTTCGTACCTATTGTACTCCATACCAAACAAGGCGTTGAGGCCGGGTTCCAACTCTTTCGCTAGTTGTGCGCGAGAGATAGCCATTAGTTAGCCTCCTTATACGCCAGTTGTCGATGGAGTACCAGCAACAATCGCACCATTCGGTGAGTTGAAGCTGTTATTCAATCGAACGATGAGTGGGATACCAGCGGCTGTAAAGTCTTGGTTTTCTGGGTCATCTTGAATCCCCATAATACGCAAGTGCAATGCAGCAGTGGTGGCGATTGTGCTAACACCCAACTTGGCAGATGAGATACCCGTGGTCGTTGAACCAGAAGTAGCCGTTGCAAAGTTAGCGTTTGCAAACACATGTCCACGCGCAGTTGCTTCGCTAGTCAGTGAAGCATCTGAACAAATAACAAATGTCTGCATTGGGTTGTCATACACAAAGGCTTTGACGGGATGATTTGAATCCGCGCCAGAACCGGGCCAGTAGTTAGAAAAAACTTTCTCACCAGTAGTGGACGAAACGTATTCGCAGCCCCAGAATACACCAACAAGTCCTACCGTGCCACCAGCAGCCGCGCCAACAATGTCAATAAAGCCTGTTGACAGCGGGATTACGGGTGAACCTTGGTAAATCGCGTTAGTGTTTCCAGAGGCAATACGATACTCGGTCGCACCAGTGGTGTTCGCAGCCTGACCGACTACGCCAATCGGACGAAGTCCGAATGCACCGTTAGTGTTTGCCATAGTAGCAATCCTCTAAGTTTATCCGGAGTCGCGTTCGCGGCCTCCGAAGGTTACACGACTTTGCCTACTATTACTTATAGGCATTGAAGGATGTTGCTCCTTCATAAGGTCCTGATCTACAGCGGTCATTTGTTCGCGGGTTCTGCCCCCGTAATATGCAGTACGTTCTGCCACCGTTTCAACAGGTATACGGCACAGCATCAGTCCTCCTTGTCCAATCACCCCCTCATATCGACCTTCGTCGATAGTCGGAGCCTCATAGTCTGGATACTCATCTTTCCGGACAGGTTCCCATCCTTCACGTAGCTTGGAATTGACGTTCATTTTGTCTTCCTCGCCACGCATAGCGACTCGAATCCAACGATGCACAAACCCATCAGGTGGAGTTGGTGCCTCAAGATGACTGGGCGGTGCCCATGGTTTTCTGCGCGTTTCTTTTTCGCGGGTTTCACTCTTACGAGTAGTGCGGGTATCAGCCATGTCTCAATCCTTCACGTATTTAGCATATTCTTCAAGCGGCACGTTTAAACGTTTCGCCATCGCAACTTGTGATGGTGAGAGCTTCACCGACTTGCGCCCCTGTTTTGCAGTAGTGCGGGTAGCTGAAGCGCCAGCAGGTGCGACCTGTGCTCCACCCGATTTCTTCGTCTGAAACTTCTGCGGAAACTCCGCACGAATACGACGATCAAGTTCAGTATAGTACGAGTCGTCGTTTGGGTCAAACCCCTCTTCTTCGACAAGTTTACGGTGTAGACCAAACGCAGCATATGTCATAACCTCGTCAGATCCAAACCAATCATTTTTTTGAGCCCACGCCTCCGCTCTAGGGTCCGGCCTGCTTTGCGGTTGCGCAGCAGGTGCAGCCTGTGAAACGGGAACCTCTGGCTGTTGTGTGCGGGACTGCGCACGAGATTGCGCCATCCGCAAACGCTCGGACTCAATAGCCATTTGAGACAACTTCTGTTGCGCCTCAAACATTTTATCCGCTTCCCCAGCCTCATATGCTTCACGATACTCACGTTTCGCTTGCTCTATTTGAGACTCAATCCGACCACCAAACTCCGTAAGATAACCTTTATCCAAGCTTTCCACACGAGACTGAAGCTTTTTATTCTCAGCAATTAAATGCTCGGCAAGCCGCGCCGCTTCTTCTTTTGCTTTTTCTTCGTCACGATACTTGCGGGTTAGTTGGTTGATCCGTTTTTGAACCTTGTTGTTGTAGTCTTCAACTTCATCATCCGACCTAGCCGCTGTGTCCGCTTCAAAATCAAGTTGCTCTTGAGGCGCTTCTTCGGATGTCTCAACCTCAACTTCGACATCTTCCTCAATGTCTTTTACATCTTCTTCCATTGTAATATCCTCAGACATGTTTCACATCATCAGGATCAAAAATAGTAGCGATAACTTCGTCGTCGTTAAGAATACGAACTTCGCCCCCATCAATTTTAAATCTTGATCCTGAATACCTACCAATACAAACCCACTGGCCTTCCTTACACCACGGCTTGTCTCCAAACCGCTCAACATCAGAATAAGCCATAGGCCCGACCTTGAGAACGTAAGCAACCACTGTGGCAATACTTTCACGTTCTCTGACTTCTTCCGGAACATAAAGTCCCCCGGAAGTTTTTTGTTTGCCCTGATATGGCATAACTAAAATCCGCCAACCCGTGGGTTGCGGAAGCCGTTCAAGTAGCGATTTGTCCAGAAGAGAGGGCTCTAACACCCTGTTATTAGCGTCAACATACGCGCTATCAATAGAAGAAGACTGCTCTTGTCTTTCTTTATTCATTTTTTGCGCGACGTGATCAGGAAGATATAAAGTCTTCGACATCTTCGTCAGCGTTCTCCAGCAGGGCTTTTAACTCTTCTCGTGCATAGGAGAGGCCCCGTATCTCCCCAACGAGCAATTTGTACTCATGAAAGTCTTTTGCCACATCATGAGCAAGCGCGTCAGCTATTTCATCCTGACGTTGTTTTAAGACTTTATACATAAATTGCGCAAATGCAATAGCATCCATTAAAGAATATCCCTCTCAGAACCTTCCGCCATAGATTTTATCGGACCGCCCGTAACCCAGGCATCGCACACATGGTCCGAAGAACACACAAACTTGTACATTTGACAGTAACCAAGATCCCCAGATTCATCCCCAATACATTCGAGCATGTTATCTGTTTGATTATACGCGCCACAATTGCCGCAAACTTCCGTTAACTTAAATCCGCCGTCGTTAGATGGATCTCGGTAGTTGACTTCTTCTATGGCAAGTTCCTTGGCTTCTTCATTAACCTCCGCATCCTGCGTGGCAATCGGGCAGCTAGGACCACCATCATCCCCATTGACCATTTTATCCACAGGGATGCCTTCGTCCATTATGCTAATTGTAATTATAGGCATTAATAAGTCTTTCCACGATTAGGGTTGTCACGAACGTCACCAATACGGCCCCCGTTCTTTAAACGCGCACCAACAACACGGCCCTCTTTGTCAATAAGAAGCATAGAGTCCGGAAGTTTTTTTGAAGGTGGAGGGCCAAATTTTCCCCGCAATATTCTATCTGGATATTCCGGAAAATTCCTTCGCAAGTCTTCCCTCTGAAAAAAACCACGACCTTGTAGCCGTTTACTTTCGGCCTTTTTTTCTTTTTCTGATGCGCGTGCCATTAAAACCCCTAAGCTTAATATGTCTTTCCACGATTACGGTTATAACGCACATCGCCAGCATACTCATGCACCTTTCCGCCATGCACAAACTTTTTTGGCGTTTTTCTGCCAAGACGTTTTTCCAGATCCGTATCGGCCTCTCTCATCAAGTAGTCTCCAAAATCCTCAACAGCCTTACCAACCCGGGATTTCTGCCCATACTCTTTGTAGGTAGGTGCACCTGTATCAGTCATGGCCTCGGAAAGAAGCTCCTCAATCCGTTTTTCTACCTTTGGAGTCATGAAATTTTTTGTCTCAGCGCGCATTGGCATAGCCGTTTCCTACTCTCTTATCTCAAAGTGTGGGCCGTCAATAAACGGGCGTCTACCCTGTGAGCGACGCAAGTCAATGTAAGCATTCATTGCTTCCTCCATAGTTCCGCCCCATTTACGGATATCATC